GCGGTCAATTTCGCCAAGGCCAAGATTGAGCGCATTTGCCCATGTTTCCGTTGGGTTATATGTTGCCCATGTTGTAGCCGCTGGCACTTCGTTCCACTGACCTAAAAGGTATTGTGACAACAAAGTATAAATTTGGTCGCCATCTTCATCTTCTGACAAAATGCCAGCATCGACAATTTTAGGCAACTTGGATAATGCGCCCAATGCCGTAATTTGCGCAGCTGTCGTATAACCCAAACTGCCAGTCTGATTGACTGCAAGCGTAAAGTCTGAAATGTAGCCGCCAAATATCGGCACAAATGCAGCCGTTGAATCTGTGACTTCAATGGTGATTCCCGTGCCGACTGTAAAGTTATAAATGTCGTTGTTAAAATTTAACAATTCCAGCTGGCAATAACCCGCTACCGGCTGTTGATATATGTCCGTGCGACCGGACTGAATAGTTACGTTTGCAACTGTAACGTCCGTTAATTCGACGCTGTTGATGAGGACTTTATACGTCGGTGTGTAGGCGGTCATGCAAACACTAGCCCCGACCCGCCAAGCGTGCCGCGTGCGGATGAGTCGTTTAACAAACCGACAATTTGGCGCGCGGTCGATTCGGGGTCGATTGCCCCATTGACTGTAATGCTTGTTGTGCGGCCAGCTGCAAAACGTCGCAAACGTTCATCCGATTCCATAATGTCCGGCGATATTGTAGGGATTGAACTGACTGAAGGTATTGTGTACGCAGCATTTGTAATAGTCGGCGATGAATATGATGCCCCACTGAAAAACCCGCCAATTGAACCCGCTACGCCTTTGATAGCATCAACAATGCTTTTAATGCGGTTATAAATACTTGTAAGCAAACTGACAAACTTGGCAAAATTGTCAATAGCTTCACTGATAAATGAGCCTAATAATCTAAATGCTGCACCTAACGTTTTGCCCAAAATAGGCGCAAGGGTGTCACGGGCAAATTCGGCAATGTTTTGCAAGAAATTATAAAACGGTTTTAATTCGTCATTATTTTCAGCCAATGAATTGCGCACGCTGTTAAACGCAGATTTAACACCATCAATAATTGGTTGAATAATCCGCATTACAGGCTTAAGTTTTTCGTCAAGATTGCTTGTAAAATCTTGAATTGCAGGCACAACTTTATTGACAATAATTTCAACCATGGGCGTGATTGCATCAAGAATAAATGCCCCGACTGTTTCTTTGCCTTCATCAAAGGCAATTTGTAAACGGGTTATTTTTCCTTGAAAGGTATCAGCTTGTGCCGATGCTTGATTTTCAAATGTGCTGGCTAATTTGGCGGTCACTTCTTCCATGCTCATGGTTTTGAGCTGGGCAGCTGATAGGCCAAGTCCTAATTTGCCAAGTGCGGATGTATTGCCTTCGGCGGCTTTAGCCATGGCATTGGTAACGGCCTCAAGTGATTTTCCGCTACCTGCCGCCACGTCAATGGCAACTGTTTGGAGCTTCTGCGCCTTTTCGACGTCTCCGGTCGCACGGGCTAAACGCTCAAGGCTTGGCCGCAGCTCATCATCGGTCACGCCAAATGCCAGCGATGTTTTGGTGATGTAATCCTCGGTGGCCGCAATTTGGGCATCTGTAGCCCCTGTAACGTTTTTTAGGGTTAAGGCTAACTTTTCCTGCGCAGCTGCATCCGCAATGGCTGATTTGACCCCGTCAACGGCTAATTTGCCCGCGTAGGCGACCGCAGCTGCCCCAGCTGCCGCAAATGCCAATCCTGCCTTTTTGCCAAAATCGCCAACTTTATCGCCAAACGATTTGACCTCGGTATCAGCTGATTTAAGGTTTTTGGTGAAGTTATCGACGTCGGCTAATAGTTTAAGCGTTAACGCGCGTGTACCTGTTGCCATTAGCCCCACTCCTTCAAAATCTTGCTAAATGCCGCACTCCAACGCTCGACGATTTCGGGCTGAATTTTGCGCAGCGTTGGGTAAATAAACCATCCACGTGAGCCGCGACCTTGGCGGCCCGACCAAACTGGAAATTGCTTATATTTGTTCGAGCCAAATTCTGAACCGCCCCAAATGTCGCGCGTGGTCGCCCCGCCGCTGAATCTTTGTGACGCAAACCCATAGGTGATTTCGCCGATTTTGCTTGACTTCTTCACCCGTGCGCCACTGGCAATGCGACCCGCTACGGCTCGACTTTGTAGCCCGTTGGCAGTCTCAATGACCTGTGTGCGGGCATAGTCGGCCAAATTACCGGATTGGCGTTTGGCTTCATCTTGCGCAGCTTCGTCAAGATTTTTCAATGCCTTAAACACGGCACGCAATTCAGCTTGGTCAAGTGCTATTTGTTCGCTCACTTTGTCCTCGCTTCCAAAATCTCAACTGCGGTCAATATGTCCTCGGCTGTCTGCCAATAAACCATTGGGATTTGCGTGGCAATTGCCAGTTCGACAATTAGTCGGCTGACACTTCCGCGCTGATGGCTTTTGGGTCGCCTTCACCCACTTCGACGTCACTGACTGATTCCATCCAAGCATCAAATGGCTTGGTTGGCTTACTGCCTGCGTCACGCTTCATGGCTAAATGCGCCACAAACAAAATATCCCACATGCCGCCAAACTGGGAAATGACCTTTTTGGTGGTCATCTCCCAGCGGGCATAATCCGGTGGACGTACCATGTAGGTGGACTCTGTACCATCGTTATATTTAATTGTTATTTGCTGTTGCATTTCTTTGCTCCCGTCGTTTGTTTTTAACTAAATGTTTCGGTGACTGAACCTTGTGTGACTAGGAAAGTGTAGGACACTGTCTGCGCGTCCATGCCTGACCCGCCCACTGTTGGATAAGACGGCTTAATTGGAAACACAAATTGCGCTCCGGTTGCAGCTGTCATGGTCACTGTGATGTCGGTATCCGGTGCTGTATCAGCTGCCGTCCAAATTGCTTCGCACACTGAATTGGCCTTACCCCAGTCTGCAAGCATGTCAAGCTGGAAACTAGCTGTTACGTTTGTTGTTTTGTAGGCTTCGCCGTCCAGTGTTTGATAAGTCTGTCGGTCTAAAACCTTTGTAAGGACTGCATTTGTGGCCTGCGCTTCGATGTCCGTTCCACCAGTAAAGGACAAAGAAATATCGCGGCCTGTTATTACTACTGTTGCCATGATGTCTCCTTATGTTGTTTGTGTGTAGTAGGTAGAAACTCGAACGTCGGCGATTAGCAGCGTCGATGCTCCAACTTGCGTAACTGTTGGCCTTTCGACCACGCTGACAACGTACCCAACGGGTATCACTGCCAGCACACTCATGATTAGTTGCTCGATGTTGTCAAGCGATGCCGGATTGCTGTTATAAGCAACCGCGACTGAAATTGTAAAATTAATCTTGACGTGCAACGTCGATTTATTAATTGTCTCAAGCTCTAAATACGGCGTATCCGGTACAACCACGACCGCAGGCGGGATGATGGTTTCGGGTACGTAGCTGTACACGTTGCCCGCGACCGACGCTAAGGCAGTGGCCAGCGGTGTCCGTACGTCGCTTAAAATAGTTGATGCTGGCATTTACTGGCACACTGTCTCAACGTCAAGGTACGGCATAAGCAAGGTTGACACTCGGTTGGTCAAGCTGCGACCCATGCGATACGGGGTTGCTGAAAAATCTACGCCTTCAATCTGTCCACCAGCTGCCACGCGTGATTGAAATACCTCAACTGATACGGCCAAAATTGCAGATTCAATTGCGTCGTTGCCTGTGTAAATATTGACGGCTGAATATCCTGAAAGGGTAGCTGTGCCGCTTGGGATTATCTCGCGCAATGTCACGTCTGCGTTTGTGATTGCAGCGGTGAAATAAAATGCTCCGGCGCGCTCAACTGTTACTGTCGCGCTAAAAGGTGCTGGCAGTCCAGCCACGATGATTGATTGCCCAGCTACAAAATGGTGTTCGCGCTCGGTGTAATAAAACGCTTCATTGTTGTCAAGCTTGTAAGCATTGACCGCCGACGTATTAGCGACCAGCATTGGCAAAATTACGGCTTCTGCCGTGTTAATAATTTCGTTTAGATAAGCGTCACTGTACAAGGATGTACTCACGCCCAACACCTGACGCAGCTGGGCGGCAGTCACAATGTTGGGCATGAGTAATCCTTTCGTTCGGCTCGGCCAGCACGGGAGCGCACTGGCCGATGATTAGTTTGGGCTTACGCCTTGTTATTCTTGAACGCACCCGCAGCAATTTTGGTTGCCGCTGCGCCAAATGAATAGACGCCCACTGTGATTGAACCATCCGCAGTTGATTCAGCGCGTAGCTGATACTGGGTTGACTCGTACCATGTATAAGCATCTGGGTTAACGATGAGGATTGTGCCATCGCCATCGCCTGCGTTTGTTGGGTCAACGTAAAGATTAAGTCCTGCGACGTTGCCAAGTAGTGATGTAGGTGTTACAAGACCCGCAGCGTTTGAAGGCTGTGATGCGTTGTAAATTGGACGGCCACCATCGTTAAGACCCATGATGTTTGACCACTGTCCGGTTGATACAACCATGTTGCGTGCAAATGGATTTGCAAGACCAGCTGTTGCGCCATAAACGCTTGCTGAACCGCGTGCAACTACGCCAAGCAATTCTGCCGCTGTTGGGTAAGTTGTTGTTGTTGTGCCATCAAGTGTTGCACCTGCAATGAGGATTCCATTGACGTAAGCGTTTTGCGCCTTAGCCATTGCCGCAACCATATTTCTAAGCAATTCATCATAAAAGACGGGGCTAGTCCTTGTGAACAATTCCACACTAAATTTCTGCTGACCCGCAAATTTCTTGACGTCAACTGAAACAAACGCGCTGTTTTGGTCTGTCTCGTTAAACGCTGCGTCCTCTGCGACGACTGCAACTGTTGGAGCTTGTGTAATCTTAGGGATTTCAAATGTCATACCAGCGTCTGGCAATGTGCCACGGCTGATTGCATCGATAGATGGACGGATTGTTGTTGATAGTCCGTTGATGACTTCAGCAAGCTGTCTTGTGGGTACTAGACCACTATTGTCCGAAGTATTATCTGCGGCTAGGACGTACTGACGTGCATCCTCTGAACCAAGTGCAGCCTGTACCTTGTTTTCAAGATACTTTGCAGCTGTGATTTCAATGCGTGGCTTAGTTTTAAAGCCGCCAACTGTTGTTGCAGCGGCGGTGATTGACTGTGCGGCTTCGACCGACTCTACGGCTTCCGCGTTTGTGACGGCGTTATCCACTTCGTCTCCTTCTGTTGTTGGTTGGGTATCTGCATCCTCTGTTGTCGGTGCAGAATCTTCGGTTTCTTCGCCTTCTGTGGCGGCTACTGATTCAACGCGTGCGCTGCGGATTGCTGGCTCACTTGTCAATGCGACGGCTGTTAATTCACCCTTGAGGATGCGCACTGTGCCGTCTTTCAGCGTTTCATATTCGTCAAATGCAACTTCGACGCTAAATCCATCGCGCAAACCTTCGGCAGCTTCGACAAGCGCATCATTGCCCGCACTTGTTTGGGCGATTTTAAATGTAGCTGTAATTTCTGTGTCTGTTTGCTCCATGCTTAAAGTCTTGCCAATTCTGCGTGTGCGGTCATGCTCAAGGTTAAGCAAAACTGGCTGCGCTTCGATTGAATTAGCTGCAAACTGAACTTTACCGATTGATGCGTTGCCAGTTTCCTCAAACGCAACAATGCGTCCGGTAATTGTCCGGCTATTTGAATCTGTGGCCGTAATCGTCATCGGCGTAATTACTTTTTTCATAGCAACATGTCCTCTTCTTCGCGGATTTCTTCGACTGACATTGCGCCAATTCGATTAAGGATTTCATACACTTGCGCACGCTCGTAAGGATTGCCGCGCAAGAAATCATCAAGGTCAAATTTTACTTCCTGTCCAGCTGGCACAAAGTCTGCAAACGATAGACGTTGTTCAATCTGTGACATGTAATTTCTAAATGCAAAATCCACAAGGTCGCGTCGCTTGTCTAGTGCATTGCTATAAGTAAATGTTGATTGCTGGGCATCAACAAAATATGCAGGCAAACCACACGCACGTGCTAATTCCAACGCAACATAATTACGCGCCTCGTTAAGCTGAATTGACTTAGGGTCATAACCCAGGGTTTCAAGGGTCACGTCTGCGTTCAAAAATGCTGTTGATTTATTTGCACGCGCTGTACGCCATGAAGATAACAACTTTGCAACGCGGTCTGCCGGTAGCGATGTGCCATTTGATTTCAAAACCATTTGTGGAATTGGCTCATTTGCAAAATTCATTGCGCTACGTTCAAGTGCAGCTGCGGCCTTAATTGTGCGACCTGCACGATTTAATAAACCTTCGCCATCGCCTTGGAAAACTACAAGATTATTTGGGTCAACAAAACTGCCATCGATTTGATAAGCAACAATTTCAAATCCCATGCCATCGGTTTGAATAGATACGCGCTCCGGTGCAATGCGCTCCATTGCTCTAATTCTTCCGGTGTCTGCATATCGCTCTGTGACATACGCATACGCGCTAGGGTGAAGGATGAGGTCTGAAATCAACCATGACCAAAACACACTTCCGGCAATGCGTGGGTCGGGCTGATTGATAACGCGCGGTGCTTGTACTTTTTCACCAGTTGCAACATTGCGCACGTGCATTGGCAATGATGCAATTGTTTGAATAATTCCAATTGAACGTGCAACCGCTGGGATGCTTACGGCTTCTGCGCGTGTA